AACATTTCTACTTTATTCTTGTGCAAAATAAAAAAACTTTTTTAAAAATTTTAAATTTAAAATAGTAAATAATCACATATTTACTTAATTGCAAATTACTTAATTCTATCAAATATAGTTTGATAATCTTTATAAGTTGTCTCCTCATTCATCATAAAATTGGTATCGAATCCAGGAATGTAGTCTATTTTACAATATAATTCAAGGATATAATTAAGACAAAAACGAACATAATCTTTTAATTCATTAAACTGAGGCAAATTTTCCCATCTGCTAATAATTAGTTTAATATTATATTCGTAAAAATCATAATTAACCCGCATCATTAAATGCTTAACACTTTGATGTTTCAATATGGAATCGTGAGAATATACAGGAATTTTGTCACCGAAATTAACCATTCTGTCCTCAACCGAAATTCGTTTATAAATAGTAATTAATGATTCCATATCACGAGTAATCAAAGACCATTTTAAATATTGAACTAACGAATCAGAAACATCATTAGAATATTTCACCATTAGTTCTTCTCCAACTTCTGAAGGATTTTCTATTAAGTATTTCCAATTAATAGAATTATTCTCGTATTTAATTACAGGATGATATAATGGAGAAGCAACATTTCCAAAACAATCAGAAGGACTAACCCAAATATCTTTTTCAACTGTTAAACTTGGTCTAACAGATGAAGTAAAATCCATAATCCCAATTAAAACTCTATTTTGAATATCATTTTCCGATATTGTCGAATATAGGCTTTGAATAGTAAATAATCCAGAAATAATATGACTATATTTTTGATTATCTATATGATCTATCATGTGATATGAATAAAGTTTATTACCATTGTTGTAATCAATATTATTTGAATTAGGATATTGTGGTTCCCCATTTTCATATCCTGGGTCAATTCTAATCATAAATTGATTAAGTCTGACTTGTTCAGATGTTCCTCTTAAATTAACCATGTATGATTCTGATTTTTGCGATAGTTTTTCAACTATGAGAGGATATTCGTGCCGTTTAGAAATATCTTCCGAATAGACTTTTGATCCAATTAAAACCCAAATAATATTAAATCTATGATTATCATCTATATTTTCATTAATTTTAGCATTAATATCTCGACACAATTGCCCAAATTTTTTATTAAAATTATAATCAATCAAAGACATATTTAATTGTTTTTTAATAATATTTTATTATAAATTATACTATATATAATTTTTAGTATATAAATGATATTATACTCATTATATTTTCAATTTTATGAATTATATATTGTCATTTTATAACAAAATTTTTTTGGTTCTTGTTTACATCTTATTGATTTCAATAATAGTTTTCTTTTTGATAAATCCATACATAATTTAATTCTATCATCTTTTTTCTCAAACATAAAACCATATTTATCTTCCAATTCCTGTTTACTAGTGTCAAAAACATTATATTTGGATATAAAAGTGAAACTATCCTTTCCATCATATGTAATACGCTTAAATGAGACATTACCACTATTTTCCTTTTCAATAATATTATCAATATTTGAGTATAATGGATATAAATGAAAACACTTATTTAGTCTTATTTGAAAGTGAATATAAGTTAATTTATTAATATTAAAATTATTTTGTAAGTCTGGATACATTTTTTTTATAACACCAAATATTTCATTGTATGTATGTTTTTTTTTTATCATACTAAACATTTCATTATCTGATGGTATTTCTGACCAATGACGACATATTCTAGATAAAGGAATAAATACTTTTTCATAACCAAAATTATTAGCTAATTGTGATAAATAATTTGATTTTATAACAGGAATTGAAATGAAATATGGCATCATATTATAACTCCGATACCTAACAAGTTTAATATTATTAAAAAGTGTGCACGTTTGTCGTATTTTAAGTATATCTTTATCTGATAAAAATGAAAAGATGTGTTCTAACATTTCAATAGGTAGATCCAATAATTCCGTATTTTTATTTTCTATTTGATTATCCATTTGATTATCCAGTTATATTTTCAGATTTATTCAAATTCATTAAATAATATTTTTTACTACATTTTTATATCAATTTTTATTTTTATTTACAATTTTCCATTAAGTATTCTATTGCTAAATTTATATCTTTGAAAACATAGTCTATTTGGTTTTTTTCACAAGAATCTAAATCATCGATATTTATGGTTGGATGTATTAATAAGGTATTCCAACCAATTTTTTTACCAGAAACTAAATTTGATTTTAAATTATCAAAGAAAAATATATTATCATTCCTTGATATATTACAAACCATCATAAGTTTTAAATATACAACTAAATCTGGTTTTAAACCACCTATTATGTCTGTTGAAATTATAACACTTATATATTTGCTTATTTTAAGTTTATCTATCCAAAAAATACAATGATTATATGATGCATTACTAAATACGATTATAAATCCATTTTTATCTTTTATTTTTTTCAAATTTTGAGAATTAATACAATTTTGTATTTGTCCATCATTTTTTTGATATAACGTATCATCCAAGTCAAATATATAGTAATTTTTAACAGACATTACCTAAAATAATATATACTTAAAAATCATCTTTTAAATACAATAATACAATAATACAATAATACAATAATACAATAATACAATAATACAATAATACAATAATACAATAATATACATAATCGTGGAAGAAATTATAAAAATATAAAATAATACTAAACTTTATTACCAATACTAAACTTTATTACCAACATCTATAATTATTTGTTGTATGTGTATAGAAATCAAAACTAATAACAAAAATGTCATCAGTGCATTTAATAGGTAGTTTAAATTCTTTAATTGGTGTATCTGGATTGAAGTTTTGTTTCCGATAATCAAGTAGATCAAAATTAATAACATTTGCATCACCTAAATCATATCTATCAATTTTTAACTTAAAACCTATACTTTTACAGTAGTCATTCATTTTTTCAAATTCCTTATCTGTAAATTTAGATAAATTAACTCTATTTTCATGATTACCATATCTAATTTTACAACCTTCTGTAAAAAAGGTTAGGAGAAACTCATATAAATCTTTAGAATCCAATTGGTCTACGAAACTTAATTGAATACTATTAGGGTTTTCAGGTAATTTTTGAAAAATACGCTCGATAAGATCCTCTGCGCTTACTTCCATAATATATTGATTAAACATTAATAATTTGAAATATAAACACAATAAAATAAAACTATAAAACTATAAAACTATAAACATCAACAAGATATACATCAAAATTATTTATCTTTGATGAAATGTTTATTCAAGTAATGTTGTAGATTAAAATAAGTTAGTTGGTCGCCCTTATCAAGTTGTAGCAGATTTTTTAATTTATTATCCGGATTAATATTTAATCCATTATTTGGATCTTGTAATTTATTTTGTTTAATATACGTATGTATTTCTTTACCTGCATCAGCCCTATTCATTTTAACACCATCATTTTTACCAAAAAAATCACATAATTCTTGACTTATTGTAACTGGAATACAAAATCCTTTTGGGTTTTGTTTTGGAGGTAAAACTCCATCATCAACACGTTTTCTATTTCTTTTTGACACATCCTTTACATATCTGCGCATATCTTTGCGAAGATCTCTTAGGTGAATTCGGAAGTTTGATAGGCTTGTTTTTATTTCTACAAATTCTTGTTCTAGTTTGGCAAATGATTCATCCAAAGTATTATATGTCACTTTTTTCTTTGATTTAACTTGTTCATCAACAATTTCTTCTGGTTCACAAACTTCATTATTCTCAACAATAATATCATTATTAATATCTCTATCTACACTAATCTCATTATCTATTTCTTCTTGTTTTAATTTTTCTTGGTTGTCATCATTTTTAACATTTTTCTTTTTTCTATTAACTTTTTTCTCCTTTTTAACAACATTTGCTTTATCTTCCTTTGACTTATTATCTTCCGTTGTCTTTGTATCTTCCTTTACAGTGTCGTTTTTATTCTTTTTTGGATTATTTTTCTTCTTATTTGTTGATTCTCTTTTTTTAGGAGGCATTATTAGTTATATATTATATTATCAATCAAGCCTTAAATATATTATCAAAAAAATAAAATATAATAAAATATGAAGGTCATAAAAAATAAAATGATAAAATGATAAAATATATTATAACTATAAATAACTAATCTTTGCCAATATATTCACCAATTACTAAAATGTATTTGTGGAGATATTCAAAACCTTTTTCAATTACTTTTATCTTGATTTGGTCTCCTTTTTGAAGAGATGCAAATTCTGCATTACCAATATGGTGTTGTCTTGCTAAGAAAATATTTAATGGTGAACTGTCGATATCTTCGACAAAGGCATTTACCGAAGATTTATTATTATCAATAACCTCACAAGTTATTATTTGTCCTCTTTGAGGATTGCAAACTTCAGCTTCATATTTAATTATATAATTTGTATTACCATCAAAAATCGCCAAATTCATACGCCCCTCCGTTCTAGATAAAATTTTTGTGCTTCCTGGTCTAACATATCCTTCCTTTAAACATACTCCTTCAACCTTTTTACTTAAAATTTGTTGCAAAACTTTATTAATATTTTTGCTTAAATCCTTGGGTTTTAAGAATAATGTTGTGCTTAGGATCTGTTTAGTATAAATTGAATTATCTAATACACTAGATTGAGAACTCATCTATATTATTATGTATTATATTTTTTAATTAATTTTAATTAGCTTGTAATTATTTATATTAAAAAAATCTAAAATTACAAATCAATTTTATTTAATAAGTAAATATTATTCAACAAGTAAATATTCTTCAATATTATAAAACCATTTGGAGTTATTCTTATTTTCTTGACTATAACGCAAAAATAACAATTCCAAATCATTACACATTGTTATTTTTTGCTTATTATTAATTTTTTTATGTTCCAATAAATTTAAATAATCTTGTATTTTTTGTTTAACAATACTCTGACAGGTAATACCTTTCCTAGATTTCTTTTCTTCAACTGTATTATCCATAACCTTAAATGACGGTGTTTTTACAAGAGATTCATATTTAAGAAAACCGTAAATATTACTTTGTTTAACCTTATCTAACTTCATTCTTTTACTTTCTGTTATTTTCTTATTATTTCCGGAATCTAGTTCCATTTCATCTTTATCTTTATTATATGAATATAGTAATATCTTAGTGTTATTACCAATAATATAACCATATATCTCATTAGAAGAACTATCAATATATAAGTCTTTCAGTCTAACAATATTAAAGTCTATACATTTTACAATCTGTTTTTCTAAAGTATTTAAGTCCGCCTTTTTTATCAATTTCATTACTAGTTCCCCAATAAATTCTAATTTAACAGAATATAATAATTTATGAACAACAAAGTAAATAATTTCCAAATCGTTCATTTTTATATTATATTTTTTTTGCATTGTTTGAAATTTGATTATTTTGAAAGTTTTCTCAATATTTTCTAATGTATCTTCATAATTATAAGTCTTCTTTTTCAACTCTTTTTTCAATTTATTTTTAAGATGAGTAATATAATTTTTCAAATCTATATCTTTTCCAACAGTTTTTTCATCTTTTAGATATTGATAGTGGAAATCTATATCTATATTTTTATAGTTAAGAGGAAGAAATATTAAGTATTCATTGACTCGTTCTACTTTTCCCAAATTATTATTAGAATCTCGAATTCTTTTCTGTCCGTCAATAATTTTATTAATTGCTATGTCAATTACCTCCGTTTTACTAATATTTAATATTTTAGAAAGTTCACTAATCTTCAATCTATAATTAATTTTGATAAGTTCTATTATTTTTAAAATAGTTGATTCGATATCCCGTTCAATATTTTCAATAATATAAGATTTACTATCACTCTCATCTTTACTTTCATCATTACATTTATATGAACATTTACCCATATAATCACATTCTCTGGTAAATGATTGATCGGCTAGAGAATATTTCAATTTTTTACCCTGAGATGTTTCAATATTAATTGGTTGGGGGAATGTTTTATCATCATAAATATTACCATTTTTATTTAAATAACAATCAACAGAATTCTCTTTTAATATTTTTTGAATAATTCCAGATGTCATTGCCTTTCTTTCCGATAAACGATATTTGTATAAATCAATAGTTTCTACTGTTGGAAGTGTTGATGCATAATGATATACTGTCACATTTCTATCTTTAAGGGGCAAATGTTCGTGTGAACCTCTACGAATTGTTCTTCCTATTGCTTGGTCAAGTTGACTCAAATTAAAATGTGCTTCTAGGATGTGAACCTCTCTATATCCATATAAACTAAAACCCTCACTAGCTGCTGCTGACCCAATAAATATTTTCACATTTTTTTCTTGGATCATAGATTGTCTCATTTTAATATAGTTATTTGTATCAGTTGGATTTACAGGATTATTTTCTGCCCCAGAACCAATTTTTGTTATATAATCACCCAAATATTCCGGATTTTTATATTTATTTTGTATAAATGGTTTACCGTGTGATTTATACGGTAAAAATCCATTCATTTCCAATGCTATTAATAATGGAATAATACCACCACCAATAAACTGTGAATATATAAATATTGGCCCTTTTTTTACCGATTTTTTTATAATATCCATCATTGTTCCAATTTTACTAGAATAATCATATAGTTCTTTTCCTAAGAAACGTTTCCCATATTCCTCGTCTTGAAACTGGAATGATGTGTTTTTTCTACGCTGAGGTTTTACAATATTATTAAACCCTTCAGAACCATATGTTAAAGAAATATCATTTTTGGCTTCGCTAAGTGATGAATACACAAAATTAGAAATCGAGCTTTCAGTAATCCAAGTTCCCTTAGTAACTAGATTATCCGACATATATTTATTGTAAATTTTCTTTTGATGTTTGCCCATTGGAGATTTTACAATTTCCATAAGTTTCATTGGTTCTTTCCCATAATTTGAAAACATATCCGGTATTTTTGGATATTTTTTCAAATCTAATATTTTATCAGGAAAATTAATTTTTGCAGACAATCTAAGAGGAAAATCTATAGGGTTATTACCTCTTAGAAAAGATATATAACCCCTTGTTTTATCCTTTATAATATTTGTAGCACCCGGAAGTAAATTTTCATATTCATCGAATAATTTTTGTCTGATTGGTGCTCTCTTATCATTTATAAGTAAAAAGTTTATAAGAGATACAATATGACTTGCTTTGTCGAACATAGGTGTTGCTGTTAAAAGTATTAATCTCAAATTATTGGAATACATTAATACATCAGTAAGTATACGAATAATTTTACGACTATTATCACTACCCTCAACACTATTTAAATGGTGAGCTTCGTCAATAATTATCACCGAATCTGAAAATTTGTTGCGTATCATTTTAATTTTATAATTAAGTGATTCTTCGGGTGATATTTTTTTTCCAATCTTGGTAATATAAGATTCTGTTGTTTTAGCCCAGGTTTCATATTCATAAAAATCATAATATTTATGTCTTATTTTTTTTAGTCGCAATTTAAGAACAGAACATTCTTTACCTGTTTCCTGACATTGTTCAACTAATTCAGGTTCATTTAGTAAATTTAAATATTCCATACCAGTACATTGATTTTCTGGATTACCCGAATAAATTTTATTTTCTTCATATAATTGATCTAAAAATTCTTTTGACCTTATAATACATATTTTTTTACCATTTTTTTCAACAATATGTTTAAATTGTTCTGCTATTGTGATAGCTGAGCAAGTTTTACCCACACCAGTCCCGTGAATAA